GAGGCCCTCGCTCCGCTTGAGCTGCGCATCAATGAAGGCCTGCTGCCGTGACGATTCTTTTTGAGTATCGATCATGGTGGGCAGTTGCGCCCTGACATCGTTTGCGGCAGGGGTGCGTGTCAGTGCTCCGGCAGCGCGAATCTTGGCAATTTGCTTGTCTGATTCCTCCCCGATGAATTTGATATTGGCCAATGTCTGCTTCCATGCATCTCCAGAAAAGATATTTCCAGAGAATACCGTCCCGAGTAGCTCCTGGATCTGCAAACCCATATGCAAGAGTTTCGTTGCAAAGACATCCGCCTCCACTCCGATTGCTACGAATGCTCGCGAGCCGAACGAGAGCATGGTCGTGAGGAGCCGCGTAATCATTTCAATTGAGGGCGCGAGAAAGACACCGAGCTGTTGACCAAAGCGCTTCGTTGCCGTCATGAGGTCATCAATGCTGTCATCCATTTTCGCGAGTACCGCAATCTGATTGGTCGACAGGGTTTCCCCAAGGCTTCTCGATGCGGCAGCCATGTCATCAAAGGCCTTCGCACCAGATGGAAATGTCCTAATGATTGTCTGCCAGCTTTTCCCGAGCAGATCAGACATCAGCGCGGATTTCTGTAATCCATTGGCGAAATTCGCAGAAGTCGTGACAATCTTCCGAATGAGATCATCCGTGCTGGTAACGGTGCGGATATCGATGCCAAGCTGCCTGAAGCGATCCCCTGCTGTTCCAGTCCCTTGCCGAGCTTGATCTAAGCTCTGCGAGACGCCTTTCATGACCATAGCCAGATCGTTGCCATCCAGACCAGCACGATTCAGTGCGACATCATATTCTTGGAGCTTATCGGTATTAATGCCAGTCACCTGTGAGAGCTGATCAAGCTGTTCAGCCTGTTTTCCGGCTGCAATGGTCATGGCCACGGCAGCCGTGGCCGCCCCGAGAAAGGCTGTCGCCGCAAACTTCCCGATCTGCTCGACGCCACGCTGAAACTGTTTGGCCGAGCCGCCGAGATCCGAGAAGGCCTTTTGTAGCCCGCTCGCATCGGCCCCGATTTTTATAATCAGCGATCCAATATCAGCCATGGTGTGCGCGTCCAAACATCATCGCGATGCGTTCGCGTATTTCCTTCGGGCTCATGGACTTCGGTTTTTCCGGTTCCCCGAACTTCAGCATGAAATCAGACAGTTTAAAGACGTGCCCCTTTTTCGCATTCACTTGCGCAATCCACATGGCGACGTTCGCCGCTTGCAGGTCCGACCGATAAGAGCCAAACGGATCGAGCCGGTAGTACGCCGCCCATTCCGCCAATTCATCGGAGGAAATGCTATCAAGCAGTTCCCCCACCGTGCGCCCTAGTGCAAGGGCGAGCTTGAAGACGAATTGACGCTCAGGACGGCCCCGGAGTTTTTTAGTTTCTGCTCCACGTCCTGCGGTCTCAGCGCACTGAGCCGCTGGGCCACTTCGAACAGACGATCCAAGGCGCTCGCATTCTTCTCCCCCAATGCCTGGACTTCATCATCCGTCGCATCCGGGAAGATCAAGGCCCCATGCTCATCACAGAGCGTGAGCGAGACCAACCTCGCTCGCGTATTGTCATGGACCATCTTCACCTTGTTCTGCTCGTCCAGCCGAATGCGCGACCCTTCGAAGGCGTCACGGCCCTTGCCGTTCAAATTGCGGATATAGACCGTGCCGCCCCACTCAGGGACAAAGACCGATTCAATGACCAGATCCACTGCACTGAGAATCTGTGCGCGGCTCAAAATCACTTTGCCTGACTCGCTCATGACATGCTCCTCATAGCGCGGGAGAAGCTCCGGTACGAACTTCTCCTGTTATCGAATTGATAAACACATAGGAACAGCGCGGCAGGCCTTCAATGTCCTTCGGACTGCGCGGACTGTCCTGACAGCTTTGCGGCCTGGTCTCATAGATCGAGCATCGATCTCCGTCCAACTTTGGGCACGGCATGAGGATCGGCCCGCGCACGGTGAACATGGGGATGCCGTGCTCCATGACTGGCTCCCCGAATCGAATGCGCCCATAGGCCTCATCAGATTCAGGGAACGACAGAGAGATTGGATTCGTCGCCTGTCGGCAACAATCCCCGCACTGCGTACATTCACCATGTCGGACCCATTCCTCCATGACTATCCAGGAATGCGGAAAATGGCATACTTCATCGTGGCGGCTGAACTTGTCAGGAAAAACAGACCTCCCTGATTCCAGCCGTCGACCTTGCCGACCCAGAAGGCGGAATAGAGCCCAGCCGCCACGGCATAGGTGGTAATATCCGCCGTGCGACCTTGCGGGTCTGGGGCGCTGGTGAGTGTGACAGTGAGGCCACCTCCAGAAGTATTATTAATCAGGATCAATTCTCTCCCCGTCAGCGGGAACTGATCACCCGTGGCGTTGTCTGCCGTCGTCCACACGAAATCGAGTGCGAGGGCGCCGACTGGGAGTGTCGGATATGGTCCCTTCGGAATAATCACCGGAATATCCTTACGTGCCATGATGCCTCCTTTGAATCGTCAAAGAGTTATGCTGGGAATGTTGGGGCTCCAGTGAGTGTCACCGTCATATCGGCTTCTAAGACGCCATCGACTTCCGCCTTCGCACCGAACTGCGTGGTATAGCCCGTAAAGGCCCATTCGGTTGACCCTCCATCCGGGAACACGAATTTGTAATTTGTCTTCACCCGCCCGGTGAAATCGGACAGCAGGGCCTTATGACCGGCTGACGCCGGAATGAGGTTGATCGAAAACCCGATTTCTCCTGGATCGAGCAAACTGGAAATTTTCTCGCGCCAGGCTCCGGCTGCTGCGGAGCTGTGTGTGGTCACGTCAATGATGTCGCCCTTCATCGAGGGGCCATTCATCGACTTGACTTCAGCGACCGTCACAAAGACGGTCGAGCCGAACGAGGTTTCTCTTTTGAGTAGGGTGCCGTATGCTGGAATTGCGCCACTGGACATAATCGATCCTCCTTATTGGGTAAGCTCCAAGGAGGCGATCTGGTCAGCGAAGCCTGAGCGTGGCTGACGAGCGTGCGAGAAGCGGTCAACATATGATTGAACTGTTAAATCTGCCTATAGGGATTCACCCTCTCGTGTTCATAGAGCACCTCAAAGCGCACGGCCCGCGCCAAGTGCGGCATCGTCGCATCCATCTCGACTTCCGAATAACTGGGAGGATCGGTTTGCATGGCCAAGCCGTCCCACGTGCGATTCGTCGCCACCACCTTCTCGATATCGGCCACCAAGCTATTCAATTGCTCCCCACCGCTGCGCAGATCGGTCGAGCTGGCCGATTCATCCTGTCGCGTAATCACGACGGCCAAGATCTCCATCCGTTTGCGCACGTTCGGGAAGATTGAATTACTCAGCTCCACCGACACGTCGCCTTCTTTGACCAGGATCGTGGGCACGACATTGAGATCCACGCCGGATTGATCCAGCCGCTGGACCGAGGCAATGGTATTGTCGAAGCCTTTCACGGTTGAGATCATCCCTAGTGCCTCCGCGATCTTCTTGACGATTTGCTCTTGGATGGAATCGCTCATTAGATTGAAATTCCTTTCAGCAATCCCTTGCTCAATGTCTGCTCCGTCGCTCGCGTGCCCGCCTCACCGACCTTGCGCAGCATGGCGGGCGTCTCCTGTGCCACCTGTTGCTGAAACTTGAGACGAGGCGGAATGACCACCTTTCGAGTCGCCGCAAAGATCGGCCCGCGTCCCTTTTCGTGGAGCAATAGCATGCCGCTGCCTTTCGGCGTGATCGTGAGGCCTTTCTCGTGGACATGCAGAATGCGAGAAATCCCAATCTTGGCACCGAGCTGTGAGAGCGAGCGCCCATCAACAAAGGTAAAGACGTTCTTGCCCTTGCTCAGCTTGCCTTCGGCCTTGATCCCTGGCGACCCATGCAATTGCTTCTGAATGAAACTCTTCCGCATGCGCTTCACGCCTCGTGAGAGTTCCCCGCGCATATAGCGAAGCTGGACTTTCGGCGTATCGACAATCGCCTTGAGGAACCCCGGCATGTTCACGACGGTCATGGTGATGGCTGTCGCCGCCATTACAAATTCCCCACACGCATCAGCACGTCCTCTTCCAAAATGTCGGCGTTCGAAAGCGTCATCCGAAAACGAATGCGATAGTCTTGACCATGCAGCCCCGCCAGCACCTTGATCCGCGCTTCATTGCCGACGATCGTGGCCGATGCATCGGAAATCACACCAGGCGCGTCTATACCAGCAGCATCCATGGCCGTCACAGTCCCATTCGCCAGGGTCGCCCCAGCCGGTAGTTTGCCCGCGAAGTCAATCCCGATGGTATAGGTCTCAGCCGGCTGTTTGCTAAACGTATTCATGTCTTCTCAAAGGGCATGGTGAACGGGCGATCTGTGGCGATGAAGATGACGGCATGATCGGTCGAATCCAGAATGCGATAGGGTTCGCCAACGGGATTCAAGCCATTGACCAATCGCGCACCAGTCGCCCGCATGATCCCCGCCAGCTCCAGATCACTCGTGAGCGCGGCCCCTGGCAAGATCGAGACGGCAACAATGGTGCCGTTGAAGGTGCTCGTTCCGATGAGCGTGGCCCCGAGCAACCGGGGATGCAGAGAGGTTTTCCCATTGATGCCCGTCAGCGTTTTCAGGATCAGGACTGCGCCAAGATCGCGCTCGCTCGTGCGGAGCGTCCCTGCGATCGGCACGCGCACATTGAAGCTGGCATTCTTGACCAGTTCAGATCCGCATACCGTCCCGATGAGCGACGTCTTGCCACCCAGGAATCCACTAGACAGCCGAGGCAGCTCGACAATCGTGCCAATCAGTGCGGTTTTGCCCGTGAGCAGGACGCCCGGAAGGCTAACGAGAACGCGAGAGGAGCCTTGCAATTGGGTCGCTCCGGCAAAGGTGATATTGCCGGTTTCTCGTTCAGTCGAGCGAATCGTGCCGCCTAATGCCGTTTTACTGATGAGGATGGCCCCAAGCAGCCGTTCCTCGTCTCGAACCGTCCCGCTGAGTGAGACTTTGCCAGTCAGCAATGCTCCACGCAAGCGTTCGGTCTCTCGCACGGTGCCTGAGAGCGCAGCGCCAGGGAATGAGAGCGAAGCCCCTCGCAGACGATCTGTGGATCGGACGGTCCCGGTCACAAGTCGCTTTTGAATCAGCGCAGCCCCTAATAGGCGCGGACTGTTGACGAGAGGCGAGACATCATAGACCAGGCCAAGTCTGCCGATCAGCCGATCCGAATCACGACTGGTCCCGACAATGAAGACTTTCCCGCCTACGCCGACAAATCCCAGTGTCGCTCCGCGCAGTCGCTCACTTTCCCTGGAGGGGGTTGCGGCATAGGCCAGGGACATCCCAGTGACCACGAGTCTTGAGGTCTCTCGAGTCGTTCCGGTGATTGAGGTGGTCGTGCCTTGGAATTGGAGTTGGGCGAGATCCCTTGAACTAGACCGTATCTTGCCAGTCAGGGCCACCTTCCCGATCAGGGTGGCCCCCTTGAGCCGTGCTGGCGCTCTTAGGCTGCCTTCGATGGCTGAAGGCGCATGGACGGTCCAGACGGCATAGCTCCGATTGGAGGCGCGTACTTTGCCGAACAGAGGCAGTTTACTGGTCAGGAGCCCATTATCTCGCTCATTGCTCCGAATCGTGCCTGCCAGGCTCGTCTTGCCACCCAGGAAGGCCCCGCGTAGGCGTGGATAGTCTCGGCTTGGAGTAGCGGAATAGTTCAGGGAGATGGCAGTAGACAGCAGGCGTGCGGAATCTCGAGTGGTGCCCGTAATGAGCTGATGGCCGGCGCTGAATCCAAGATTGCCGGTCAGTCTTTCGCTAGTCCTGAACTTCCCGGCGAGGCTGGTCTTACTCGTCAAGAGTCCAGACGAGAGCCGATCACTCGCTCGTAGTGTTCCGGTAAGTGAATTCTTCCAGCCGAGGGTGGCCCCAGGTAAGCGCTCACTGTCTCGACTGGTCCCTGCGAGCGCGGTTTTGCCTCCCAGGAAGCCAGAAGAGAGGCGCTCGGTCGACCGGAGAGTGCCAGCTAGGGCCACCTTTCCGGTGAGTGTGGCGCCCTTGATCCGCTCCATGGCCTTCGCTGGCGTTGCCATGAAGACTAATGAGAGACTCAGCGCCAGCAGCCGGACCACCATCCTGGCCGTACCGGAGACATTGACCGTGGTGCCCGAAGTTGGACTCCCGGTTTCCGCGAGTCCCACACCAGGTCCTGGTCCTCCGACAACGAGATCGCTCATAGTTAGATCAACTCCACCGTCGCTGATTCGACGACGACTTCATTCGCCGCATTACTGGCAAAGGTCAGCAAGACGGACAAGAGGCGATCTGCGGCATCGGAATCGACGGCGGCAGCGCCTGAAAAGGCCGTAGGCCCTTCCGTCGTTCCCGTGCCACCAAACATATCCCCAATCCCAGTCCCTGGAGCTGTGCGGGCAATCTGCCAGTCTGTATATTGAAAATGCCCATTTAACGATTGATCGCTATTCCCTTGTGCCACAAGATCAAAATCCAGCCACCAGGCCCCACGATCTGCATCCGCCACTTGCGCCGCCGAGGTATCCGAATACATCGTGGTGCCGCCATAACGGATGGCCACACTGTTCGTGCCCGTCCCTGAGTTCAGAAGCATATTGCCACCCAGGCGCACACGCAGCATGCGACCCGCCAGAAAGAGTCCACTTGGAATGGTCACGCCAGAATTGGCTTTATTCAGAAGTTCAACGGTCCCAGCGGTATTCGTTGTTTCCGCCGTCGTGGTTTTATAGAGACAGATCGGCCCCTGTGTCCGCATCATGCGCATGTCAATGCACTTGGTCGTCTCAATGCTGGTATCATTCGCGGGGACATAGACGGCAGCCAAAACCACATCATTTGCTGTCCGCGCTGGCGGTTTCGGCGCACTCGTGCCGGCCACATAGGATCCTGGCGTACCGGCCCGCACCTGCTTCGCGCCCGAGCTATCCACTACGATGAGATCGATGCGTGGATTAGTGGCATCCGCCGTCCCAATCGTGACGTCGCCAGCGGTCACCGGCTTCAGCACCCCATTGGTCAGTACCGCCCCTTTCGCGACGGCAGGGGTCATGTCGGCCCCGCCAGTCACCGCGCAGCCTGACAAGACACAATCGAGTCCATTGATGCCGGCGATGAGCACGTCCAGGTATTCCTGGAACAAGATCGACTGTAGGTTGCTATCGCCCTCGCCCTGATCAGGAACGGTCCACATATGCGAAGCCTCTTAGATTTGGACCACCAAGGCCCCGATCGCAAACTCCGGTGTCGCGTTTGTCGCCACCGTCACGGCCTTATAGGGCATGAACAACGAGGCCCCGCCTACGGTGATGTTCACGGCGGCACCGCCCGATGTCGTGGAGAGCGTAAACACGTCGGCCGTCAATCCAGCGGCCAGCACAAAGTAGGCGGTATTCTCTGCGAGCCCCGTGGGAATCACTGCACCAGGAGCTGCCAGCACAAACACGCGCTGATCGGCTTGGAGACCGTGCGCGAAGGCTTCAATATTGTCGTTGACGAGGCCGGTGCCAAAGATGGGTGGATCGGTATCGAGCAGGCCGATCGCTTGCAGTGTGCCTGCGGTGGCCGCTGAATAAATCCCCCAGCCGATTTGATCTTCGTTCGAGCCGGTATTCTGCGGGAAGGTGACGGCAGCTGAGTTAGCCTTCTGCCGTCCGCCAGTTGGTGACGTATTGGCAGCGGCCCCGTAGGTAATCGCTGGCCGTGTTCCATAGCCGGTATAGGCGGCTTCGGTGACGGTCCCGGCTCGCCAGTCGGAAATGGCTTTGATCAGGCCGACGAATCCGCCCAATTGTCCGAGGCAGGTATCGCGAAATGAAGAAGTAAACATAGCTCGTCTCCTTGTGGTGAGGCTTCAAGGAGGCGAGTCATTCAGTGAGGCGGGCGCGTGACTGAATGGCGTACTGGAAGCGGATGGGTTATTTGTTCTCTCTCGATTTGGTCTCCAATGATTTCGCGATGCCGAGTACATGTCGAAGAATCGCTTCACTCGGCTCAATCCCTTGTGATTCAAGCCACGCCAATAAGCGCGGGATGATATTGCCTTTTGGTCCCTTGTCGGCCATCTACGCCGCCTTGAACAGAATCTTCGTGAACGGATTATGTTGATCGGGATCGCCTGCTGCCACCGCAATCACATCCACGCCCGCCTCGATGTGGAGGACGGAACTCCCCAGCGTCCCGGTCATCGTGATCGTGCTGCCATTGGAGAGCGCATGCGCCCCGTGATAGTTCCCGGAGAATCTCCCGTCGCGGGCATCAGAGATAAAGCTCGCTCCCCCAGCACTAAAGGTGCCGCTGGCAGCATCATCGTCATAGGCAGCCACGCACACCGCATTCCCGCTGGTTGACGTAATGGCCACGGTAAGGGCGGTATCCGTTGCAGTATGCGAATTGAAATTCTGTACCCCTGTCGTCTGGTCGGCGTTATACCATGACCAAACGTGAAGCGTGGCGGCACTGGTACCCGTCCAACTCCCTGCCATGGTGAGATTGCCCGTTGGGGGATTGATCATTTTGAAGATGGAGATATGTCCGTTTCCTCCAGTGGAAGCCGTCCCCACCGCTGCGCCCATATCCACAGTATTCACACTAACTGCATGAGCCGTGGCACTACTGCGAACCACTAAGGCCGCCACCAGCACGCGATTGCTATTCGCCGCAACTGATCCAGGCACATTGGCTGTATTACTCACAAAGGAAATACTTGTGTCGCCAGCTATGCCGTCCTCAAAATAGGAGTCAAACGCCACAGCCATTATTGTTCCTCTCTGACTAGGCGCAAGCCTTGAGGTAATGGCGGACGAACGATATAGGGATTCTGAGGGGCCGCTGGGGGCGTCGTATCGCCCCCGCCCACCGACGCATAGCAGAGGGCAGGATTGAAGGCGGTCAGCCTCCCCGCGCCATCTTTGGCAGTGTTTTCATAGCAGAGACGTGCCGGAATCTTATGCACATGACTGCCAAGCGTGGCATCAAACCCACCAATCACGTCAGGACCGATCGGGGGGAATGGTACGGCTATGCCATTATACCCAAACCATGATGGTCTGCTAGAAAGGTAATAGGAACTTGGAAGAGTAGTGCTAGCTGGAAGCGTCACGGCAAACTGTGCTAACCCAGTTGGCACCTCACTCACAAGAAACCGACTTGTATCAGTGACGGTATCGTAATTGCCCCACCGCATCATCGTAATCGCTACACGCGGATCGTTGACGCCAGCAGGTCCAAGATTGAAAATTATCTTCTGACCACCAACACTCTCATAGGTTGTTGCATAACCATTCTTCCCAAGCACATTGCCAATGACATTGAACATACGGTTATATCCACTGACACTCACGGCATAGGAGTTATTATCCCCAGTTTTAATGGCCTCGAATCCCGCACTATAGTTTCTGAAAAAGGTATGAAATTGCGCTGACCCATGAATCCCATCTGAAAAGATACCGGGAAAATCATTGCCCTCAAGGAGATTGAGATGATTGCCAACCTCATGCGACCAATACCCGGCGCTCACCGCGTCAGTAAAGAAGTTACTTTCAAAACTGTAGTTATAACCGATCACGCATCCCGTGCACGAGCCATTGATCGACACGGACGCTGCGCTCTTATGAAAGATGTTGTTTTCGATCAACAGATTGGTCGAGACGATTGATCCAATCCCATAGTTTTCTTGATAGCTTGCAGGAGCCTGGAGTGTCATGTTCCTCTCGAAATAGCTATCACGGATAGTGCCGTTCACACAGAAGCGGCAACTCAAGTGATAATAACCAGCTCCATAGGATTCGACGCGCAAAAGCCAGAAATTTTTTGACCCATAGTAGGCAATGTTCGATGAGCCATTGGAGTCGTTTCCGATTGACCCATCAATAGCAAGATCCTCTATTCCAATGCCATCGGCTTCAGCGCCACCCCAAAATGCCTTCGGATTTTTGCTCGAAGTCCAATGTGGGCCTTTTAATGCCGGACTGAACGTGACAGTAGTACCAACTATATTTGTGACCACAACTGCCTGCTGGGTTCCTCCAGAACCAGGAAAGGCGTGCTGCCCTCCACCTTCAGAATAGGAACATCCGGCTGGAGGATTCGCAGTGCCCTGGCAGACAAATACGTAGCCGTTGTCTGATGTATCATTATCCTGTGAAATCACCATGATGCGACCAACCGCCAATGCGCCCGCTGGCGTAGCGGTTGTGGTCAACGTAAGGGAGTTGGACCCTGCTGCAAAATTTCCGCTCAGTGTGCCCTGGCTTGGATTGGGTGCCCAGTTTGACGAGGTACGGATGCAAATTCGATTCGAGAGGTCTTTCGTGAAACCATTGCATCCCTGGTAGTTGTAGAAAATGATGCGAGTAAGATGTGGGCCATCTCCGCGCAGGGTGATATTGTTTTTATCAGCAAAGGTGATGCCGTTCGACAGATGAAACGTCCCTGTTCCGAGCTTCACGACTCCATTGGTGCAGGCATTGATCGCGTTCGTGATAGTCGAAGGATTGCCAGGAGAACCACTCGTCCCATAGGCCGCAATCGTCGCGCAGATGGTGGTGCGATTCACAATCGTCGCACCTGGAGATGACCAATCAGTCGCCCGATTGGCTGGAAGTTGCCCAGACCAGAGCTGGGCCTGGACGGAACTCGACCAGAATACCAACGCCAAGAGTGCAATCATGAGACCTGTTTGCTTCATCGCTCGCCCTACGGCTTAATTGTAATTGTAATTGTCGGCTGTCCAGGCGCACCGGGTACTCCTGCTGTACTGCTACATCCTGGAGGGCTGGGCTGCCCATCACCCGCAGCACTGGTCGCGATTTCTCGATAACAGAAGACGGTTCCTTGTGCGAGATTCGCGTCCAGATAGGTCAGCGTTGTTGCATTCACGGTAGCCAGCGGCAGAAAGGCCGTGCAGCCTGCCCCTTGACATCGTTCAATCTTATAGCCCGTGACACTCGACGGATTCAGAGTCGGCGCGGTCCAGGCGACCGTCGCATCCTGTGTCACCGCCATGGATGGCCCTACGGTGAACATCGTCAACGCGATCACGAGGATGAGGCTCCAGATCGTTTTCATCATCAGATTCCTTTCACGGAACAGTTTTGCTGAGTTCTGTTGAAAATGGGCTTTCATTGTTCGACGAATCGAAGGCCGTCACGGCAAAAAAGTATGTCTTGCCTGGCTGTAAATTATTCGCCGTCGCCGTGATGCGATCTTTCGGCAAGACTGAGATCGAGTTATAGGTGCGTGGTGCGGTCCCCATGTAGACGCGATATCCCGCAAGATCCATTTCCTTATTCGCATCCCATCCCAACAACGCACTCCCAAGGATCGGCGAGGGTTTCATGGTCACAATCGGAGTCCCCGGTGGACCTGGGATCGCCGCTGCACCTTGCATAATCGACACGGGAATGGTGATGGAGATGCCCGATCCAGCTAGAAACGCGTTGCCAGACTGGACGCATATGCCACGAATCGTCCAGGTCGTCGAGGCCCCTGCGGAGAGGGTGCGCATCAACGGCGTCAAGTCCCGCAAGCAGTCGATGGAATCTGCCCAGGTCAACGTCACACTCGTAGTGCCCGTGTTCGTTGAGATAATGGAACCCCAAGCAGAAGTCTGCCCAGTAGGGATAGCAATGTTCAATGTCGTCGGGGCAATGGTCACGCTCGCGGCAAACGCGACACCGAGAAACATTAACCAACTACACAATGTTGAGAGGATGATCTTCATTTCAGGATCAATCCTCCGCTCGGCACATGGCTGAATTCCGGCGTGTCTGCAAAGAGCGTTTCATTGTTACTGTCATCGAAGGCGGTGATGCGAAAATAGTTCGTGACGTTTTTGACCAAGGGCGGACAGGACCAACGAAAGAACGGGCGACAAGGCACGAGCACCTCGATGAAGGTGGTATAGGTGCTAGGGGCTAATCCATAGTAATATCGATAGCCGGCCAGATCGGATTCGGTGCTTGGATCAAATTTGGAGGTCGGTGTTAGCGACATGGCTCGACTTTTCCACCAGGCAGGCTGGTCATGGTCGCGTCTTCTTTGGTAAAGAGCGTACCGTTCTTCTTACCGGGAAAGGCTCTCCCGCAATCCATGCAGGCCTCGTCAACAATGCGATGCGAGTGCCAGTTCGAAATGCGGTGCTCGGGAAACGGCATGATCAGTCTCGCTGGTCCAATGCCCATTTAGAGAACCGGAATGATTGGCGATGGCTTATAATCTTTAATTGCATCCCGCGCTGACTCCAGCAGTCCATAACAGAGAAACCGATTCGTGACTGGGCCTTCCACGGTCACCGATCCATCGGGACGCGCTCGAATAATCAACACCGGCAACTCTTGTGCGGGCGGCAATGGAGGCGGCTGACTCCCATTGCGTTTCAAGAACTCCATCTAGGCCACCGCTTCTAAGTGCCACATACCGACCCCATCACCAGGAATGCCTTGATCGCGATCGGGATAGATCTTCGTAATCCGCAAGACGGTCGGCGCCGAGTCTTCTGGATTCAGTTTCAATGAGAAGGTGTCAAACTGTTCCTTTACGCTCGTGATGCCTTCGGTCGCTGACTTCACAATCCAGAGTTCGTAGGTCTTCGTCAGAAATGATTGATTCCCTAACGCATCCGTCCGTCGAATCGGATCAACGAGAGCCAGTACCGTGCGCCCAGTCTTGCCTGACGGCGTATAGGTGCCATACTCGCCCCCTAACGCCGTCAGTTGCTCCAACGCCTGCGACATGACACCCTAGACGTACTTTTTCTTCCCGCCCGCCGTCACGCTGATGATCACGGGGGTTGCGACCGAGATCGTCCCCACATAGCCCAAAAATCCCCCCACGACTTTCTTGGGATCGACCACCAGGGTTTTCGTGCTATTCGCCGCCGTCACCGTGGCAAATACAGCCCCGGTAATGTCTGCGGCTCCGGCCCCATCAACATCAGTCGCCGACTGAAGTTTCCCGATGAGGGTTGCGCCATTAATGGCGCCGTTCTGCTGCACCACCAAAATTTCTCCATCATACGCTCGCACATCCAGCCATTTGCCTGATCCGCTGGTGGCCGCCGCCGTATTAGCACAGGAGGCGGCATCGAGGAGGGAGGTCATGGTCGTGGAACTGGCTTGATTCAGTAACATCGTTATTTCTCCTTCTTGCCCGGCTTCTCCGGCGTGGGTTTCGTTGGTTCTTTCTCAGTGTCCTTCGCTAGGATTTCTGCCTTGGGTTCTGCGACCAGTTCCACCGCACCGATCCCGAGGAGAAAGGTTGACGTGGCTGCATCCACGTCTTCAGTGTCACCCGGCTTCAGATGCCGATTGACCCCGATACAGACTCCGCGCAGGGCTTTCACCTTCATAACGCTTAGGCTCCTAAATTGACGGAGACGACAAACGCCTGCGGATAGCGGATCATGACATCGACCATCCACATGGCGCGGATGCCAACCGTGGCGGTATTGAAGCGTGTCCCTCCGGTATCAGTAGACAGTTCCAGCACGCCCCATTCCCCGATCACGACTTCATCCCATGAGCCGAAGATCAGATTCGCGGAGGCCAGTTGCTCACTCGACATCGCGTTGAATCCGACCAGAGAGCCGTTCATCAGATTGCCTTCCCAAAGCGGCGTATCCGTATTGGCGACCCGGAACTTTTGCATGAGCACGGCAGCCCCCGCGATGTTGGTGACCCATCCAGGATTGCCCCTGATGGCGTTGGACCCTCCTGCGGTTGCTGGGAAGGCCAGAATTTTGGCATAGGTCGCGGCGGCGGCATCCTGTCCCGTAGTCACACCCGTCGAATTCTTGATGCCCAAAGGTTGCGCCCCACCCGTGCCATTGATCACGGCGGCATCCACCCCATCAATGGCCACGTCTGCGGCTAAATCCGCCATGACGAAGGCTTCCGCCGAGAGAGAGGATTGGGCGAGCAATTGTTCCGAGATGTCGGTAATGGCAATACAGGTCTTGGGGGTCATGGACAGCTGCCCCAGTGCCTGATCGGCAGCGGTTACGCTGGTGGCTTCTCCTGCCTGCCAGGTAATGGAGACTTTTCCCGTTTGACGGGCAAAGGTCACGTTGCCTTGCAGCCCTGAAAGCACCCGCGATCCCATGGCCATCGCGACAGAGCGGTTTCGCAGAATGTCGATGAAGCCCATATTCTGGACATTGACGAGATACCCGCCCTTCGAACCAGGAATCGTCGTCATGGTGCGCTTGACCGCTTCTTCTGGCAGCGGACGTTCCAGCACCTCTGACGGGACGAGCAGGTTTGATGTCATCCCGCGATCAATCCGCTTTGCCACTGCTTGCGAGCATTCCAGTTCGAAGGCCGCTTTCTCCCGCAATTCCGGTGTGCGGAATTTGAGGTAGCGGATCGCATTGAACAGGCTATAGCGTTTGGATTCGCTATTGGAGAGCCCGAGCCGTGCGGCTTCCAGCGGCTTTTGCTTGCCGCGCTCTTCCATCACGTCAAGGATTTCGCTCGCCACTTGCGTGAGCGGTGTGCCTTCCGCAATCCATCGATCAACCACTCTGGGGTCAATGCGATTGGACGTGCCGAGGTTCAGACAGGCTTGACGCCGTTCCTTCTCGGCTTCCACGCCGCTGACTTTCACTTCTTTCGCTACTGGCTCGACCTCTTTAATTTCAGGCATCGTAGACTCCCTGGTTATGGCGGGTTTATCCGCCGTGAGGCTCGCTCGAATCATTCGCACGTCGTATTCACTTTCATTCCGACCAATGCCGACCGTAGGATCAGCGGGCACCGTGACAATCGATACTTCATAGGGTTCCCAATCGGTGACCGTGAAGCTGCCGGTTTTCACGTCTTCTTCGATTGTATGCACGCGATAGCCGATTGAGACATTTCGCAAGCCGCCATCGATCCACTTTTGCACCTCTGCGGCTCGATCTGTCTGGAACTGATCAGACTCGACCATCAAGCGCCCGGACTTTAGGCTCGCTCCGGTAATCATGCCGATGGGATCATGCACGTCATGGTTCACCAGGAGCGGCATGGCCCCGCCATTGGCCCGCTCCATCCTGACTGCGCCCTTCTCATGCGAGAGCACTTCCGTGCCATACCATCGATCGACTGGTTGCTCTGACGACGCGGAAAAGCTGAGTGTGCGTTTGCCGTTTTCGCTCTTCCTCACTTCGAATATGCCGTCACTAATGAATCGACGAAACAGCCCTTTTTGCTTGACCACTTCTTCAGGCATGGTTCCTCCCTGCGATGCGTAGCATTTTTTCTGCCGCATTGACGGTCGGATCATTTAAGGGATCAGCCGGTGCGTTCGGATCAGTCTGTGCGACGGGCAGTGGGGCAAGCTGGACCGCACTGGGGTCCGTGCTAAAGACCAGGCCTGCATCTTTCATGAGTTCCAATTCGCGCTTGCGCTCTTTCAAAATGTCTTCGAGGTCGGAGCCGTCGCCCGTCAAATCAATGACGCGGCCGACCGTCGTGAAGCCGGCGAGGATCGCTTCTTTGTAGGCTTCGACTTCCTTCGTGGGATCAATCCAGCTCCAGCCACGCGGCTTAAACCGCACAGCTTCGAACTTCGACGGATTGGCGCCATACTCCTGGATATTGATGCTGGGAATGGCCCCTGACAGCACCGCTTGCTGGAGCCATTGGCGATGGATGGGCATGCGATAGTCGCGGATAAACCAGCGCTGCAAGGTACGCCAGAGATCACGATCGTCGATGAGCGCAAGGCGCGACGAGGAGTAATTGCTCTGTGAATAATCCCGTGAAAGGCTTTCATATGAACTGCCCGTGCCGGCCGCCACTTCACGCAGCATCATCCGCATGAACGGGTCCAGCTGGCTGTTTGGGCGATTGGGCGCGGCGTAGGTGAACTTCTCCCCTGGATCGAGCCGCTCGACCACGGCGGGTTCCAGTTCTAACTGCTTCGAGCCGTCCTCCTGCGTCGTCGCAAACTCCGACTCGCCTTCCGGTGATTCGATGAAGCCCATGTAGCAGGCGGCGGCACGCGCTGCCGTGATCTCCGCTTCCGTGAGCCCGTCCATATCGTTCAGTTTGCGAGCGGCGGCGTGCATCCAGGGAATGCCCCTGGTTTGTGGCCAGCGATCAATAATCCGGTTATGCACAATCAGGTCAGCGGGAATGCGTTCGATCTTGTCGGTTTGCTCCGGCATCAACCGCAGCTCGCCCGGATGGAGCGTGCGAATCAGATAGGCAATCGGGGCTCCAAAGGAGTTTACTTCTATTCCAAGCCTTACCCCATTGTTTGCATCAGCCGGTCCAGGCTTCGCATCATCCGCAATCCGCTCAGCCTCGATCAATTCCAGGGCCAATGGAATCTGTGAGTCGCCAAATTTCCTGAAATGTTTCCGCGTGAAGACTTCGCCCGCTTCAAAGACTTGCCCTATGACGGCGCGTTCATAGTCCGCGAAATGCAGCGATGCGCCGGTATGACAGGATTGTTTCTCACACCACTTCTCCCACGCTGCTTCGATATCGTCATTGATCCGGTTATTGAGTTCTCCGCGTGAGTTCATCACCTGCGCTTGCATGCCGATGCCCTGGCCGACGACGTTGTTTTGGACGATCACCTTGGCGCGTTTGGCATAGGCGGCATCGCGCACCAGTTGACGCGATCGCGCCCGAGCGGTGCGGAGGCTGGACGAGAGTTCAGTATCTTCACTGCTGACCGACGTGCCCCAGCCCACGGTCAACCGTGAGGCTTTGGCCATGGCATACATGCGCTGCTGCCGGCGTGGAGCCTGGAGGCTGGTGGTCGACAGCCTGACGGCCTGCCAGGCGTTCTTCACCACGCGAAGGACTTTGTTGAATCCGAAATCAAACACGCGAGAGCCTCACGCCGATACGCCGGGTATTCACGCCGGTCGTTTCGAATTGCTCCGTTTGCACTTCTTTGGCATAGTCGGCCTTGCACTGATTCACGAAGGCGATCAGGTCTTTCAAATTGTGCTGCGTGTAGGTGCGCCCGTTGAGCATGACGGTCTGCCCGAGCTTGACGGCCTCCCACATGGCCAGCGCATTATCGAGGGCCTTCTTCGCGGAGCTGCGGAAGTCGATGGAATAATCAATCGCGGCAAGATTCGGCGAGAGGGTGAGCGAGCCTTTGCCGACCTGGTAGCGTTCGCCGGCCTTCGTCACATAGGCCGACCAGATCCAGAGCCCTGCGGGCATGACGGCGGATTCAGCGGCGGTGATGGTGATGGAGAAATCAGATCCAGAAGCCGTGGCGTTTTTATTGAGCAGCCCCGCGCCTTGCTGCAAGCGAAGGGCATAGCTGAGAATCCAGCCGTCACTAGCCGGATAGTCTGGAATCGATTTAATCCAGGCAATGGTATCGCCTGCGGTTGCGGTGATGGGTTCAGAAGAAGGGATTGCCGCCGACATACGGGCAGCAATACGACAAATCAGAAAGCATGCGCCAGAGGCAAATCAGGGATACATACCTGTAAATTCGGTATGGTTTTTGGGGTTACCAGCGATTTACGAAACCGGCGCGAGAGGGCTTGGATTGCGGATTGGAAGAGGAATTGTTCTCGCTAGAATGGGACTTTTCAGTTTTACAATATATTTTTCTTACATCCTTACTGGGCACATACCAACGATCCTTAAGTTGAAACGCATTGGGGAATATGCTCCCTTCCGACAACCAGGTGTAAATCGTTTCGGTGCTTCGATGAAATATTTTCGCCAATTCTTTGACGGTGTAGAGCCGTGCCAGGATTAGCCCTCCTGCAATCGTTGAACCGATAGGCCTTCATATATCGGCGGAATTGACCCTTCGGGAATCTCTTCAAACTGCTGGCTTTCTATGAACAACTGAATGAGTCCGCTCATTGGATCAATCGACGTGAATTTCAGAACGGCATCGTCGGGCACTGGAGACCTGATGATGCGAAATGTCCCGGAGCCAAGCCGCATGATTAACTCTGGAGCCACAAGCAATCGACGGACTTTCACACCTCCTCCCCCGGTGCCTGCAAGGGACCGGACCATTTGCCAATCAATTCATGCAATCCAAAAATCAGATGATCGGTTTCATGAAGCGCAAGTTCCCCTTTGCCCCAGAACTCATTCGTCTTGACCTCATAGACTTGCACACGCAGTTTTCTCGTATCTGTAGCGCAATCCACTCGCCCATCGAACCAGTACCACCCTTCCCGCGTGGGCTTGGCAGTCGTCCAATGCAGAACCGGCATATAGGCTACATCTGGTTCGAACTGTGGATTATTATGCTGTGTGCTCATCGCTTGTCCCTTTCCATCGCGATCCGCTCAGCCTCGCGCAAGTCGTCAAGAATGAGCTGCGCAAAAGCCTCATTGTCTGCACGATTCCAGAGTTCGACCGACGCTTCCGTTTTGGCCCATAGCAATTTCCCATTGACCATGCGTGCCGAGAGAATCAGGACGCTGCCATCGGTCGGAATCAGGTCGTCGATATTCATTTTCCATTCCTCTCCATCGCCGTCGCGTCCCAGGTGATCGTCGAGTCATCGGACTTCACGCAGCCCATCGCAAACCCGCACGGCCTAGGTTTCGTATAGGTCACGATCATGCCTTTGTCTCTGTCGTAAATTACGTCTACCGAGTAAGATATGACGAGGCCGTTAGGAAGAGACACCACATAGTTATCCGGGCCTTTCATCGCCATCCTTTCACAAACCCTCGCGGCCTGCGTAGATGCTGCCGTGGGGTGCTGGGAGGCGCGGGGAGGCGGTCGGATTCCTCTTCTTTGTCGACCCGCTCTGCGCCAGATTGCTGATGCGCGATCGACGCTGCTTGCCGCTCTAATCCGCCAGCGAGTGACGCCATGTTCGGGTTCAGAATCGCGAACGCGGCCAGATTGTAGACCTTGAGATCCAGCGCTTCATTCCGAGCCCTCGTCTTTTTGTAATACGTCCCCTGCAGAATTCCCTTGTCATATTTCTTGCGCTTCTCTTCACTCGTGATCTGCGCGAAATATTCCTCGTCGTAGGTCTCGCCGACCGGATGATGGCAATAACCTGGCCCAAACGTCTCGAGTTTGAGCCGCGCAAAGATCGTGTCTTTCGCCGTATCGGTGCCGACCGAGAAGAGATTGACCTTGCCGAGATTATTCTTTGAAGGCCTCCCGACTAGGGGATGTCCCGGTTGATTACTCCCCTTGATGGCACACACGCGCTCGCGCTGCCGCGCCTTCACAAAGGCATAGGCCTCCTTGGCATGATGCCCCCCCGTGTCGACCCCGAGCTGGATCAACTTCATGGCTACGCCACATTCATGCGTCCAGGTCTGCTTCCGCCATTCGTCCAACCGCCTCCAGACATCCGGCTGACTCGGGGAGCCGTAGAACCGCTGATAATCAATCGACCAGGATTCCTCTCCGAGCCCCCAGCCGATGCATTCCACTTCCAGGCGATCATCCTGCACGTCGACGGCTCCGGTGAGCACAATGACCCCCTCCGGGCAGGGCGCGGGATAGACCTCGCGTCGACCGGCCAGGCCCACCACGTCCAACTTTTCACCGCTGTCTTCCCACGTCTCAGCCAGGTTCGTATTCGTGAAGGTCTGTTGCTGCCGCAAATCCCGCTTATGAATGATCTTCGTCCATTCCGTCGCCAGATAAGCCCAGGAATTGACCCAGCCATAGGGAGCATAGAGCGCGTTCAGATGAAAGCCTGCGGTCGATCGTTCAGGATAGGTCGCGATCCACCGGCCAGACGCCAGCATGGCGGTTTTGTGATGCTCCGGGATGGCTTCCAGGCATGCCTCGCACTCATACTGGGCCAATTCTGGCTGCTCCTTCGGCCATTTCAGATTCCCCCATTTCAGGTATTGCTCGGCTCCGCAGTGCGGACAGGGTACGAAGAAATGCCGCTGATCGCTGGCTTCATATTCCGGCTCAATGACGCTGGTTTCCTTGAGCACTGGCGTTGAGCAGATATAAATCTTATGCCGAGCATAGGTCAGTGCCCGCTTTTCTGCGACGGATATGGGCGGGCCTTCGCCGTCGACGTCATAGGGGTAGGCGTCCACTTCGTCCAGAAACAAGTTCTGTGCGGACATGAACCGGAGTCCGACGCCGCTATTCGCCCCGGTCAACACCAGCATGCCGCCGGTATATTCCTTGGCCAGAATCGTATTCCCGGAGTCGCGGGATCGCGCCTCTTTGACTTGTCCGTGCAGGACCGGCACCGTATCGAACATCGGCTGAATCTTCTGCTTGCTGAGTTTCTTCGCCACATCGACAGTCGGTTCCACGATGAGCATGGCCGCGGGAGCCCGATGGACTGTGTACCCGATCCAGTTCGCCCCGCAGGAGGTCCCGCCGATTTGCGCGCATTTCATAAAGACCACGCGCCGAACCGGCGAAGACGGTGACAAGCATTCCATGATCTCGCGCAAGTAGGGCGTGCGATCGGTGCGCCAGCGGCCTGGTTCTGCGGACCAGCTCGGCAGCAACATATGCTCGTCGGCCCATTGCGCGATGGTCTGCAGCGGATCGGGCCGGAGCCCGGCCAGGAAGGACGCTTCAACAAAGGCGGCTTCATCAACGGCTACCGGCATGCGTCAATCCTTCCAAGCAATTATGGATTTCCTTCGTGAACAAGGCGAAGATTTTCTGCTGATCCCGCTCGGCGGCAAAAATCCCACTGAGCCGCGCCGGCAGATTTTCCAGATTGTCTCGCACGCGCCTGCCCGCCTCAAATGTCGCCTTCTTGACCTTGTCAATGTCGACCACCAGTCCGATCGCCCGTTCATATTGCAGCTTCGCCATTTTCGCATCATAGTGATCTCGGATCTGCCGAGATGGGCTGGCTTGCTGCACCGCCAACCGCTCCTGATGCATACGCGCCGTCGCGTCTTCATCGATCTCCCGGCTTCGCGGTTTGAACAGCACTTTGCCTGCCTTCTTCATCTGACTGACGCGCTGACGTGAGACCTGCAGACGCTTAGCCAGTGCATTGCCGTTCCCGGCTCGCGCTGGTCGTGCCATCGTTAGGCAGACCTCCTTGCCGCTCCCTCTCCTGCTGTTTGCATCCACCGCTCGACGATCACATCGCAGTACCGTGGCGAGAGTTCCATCAGCACGGCCCTCCGTCCGGTTTCCTGTGCCGCGATCAGCGTCGACCCACTCCCGGCGAACCCATCGAAAACCATGCCGTCAGGCAAGGACGAGTTCCTGATCGCCTTCGCGATTAAGGCGATGGGTTTGATGGTCGGATGTAGCAGACTCGCAGAAGGCCGGTTCTCGCGCCAGACGCTGGTCTGATCCTGTCGTCGATACTCGTCGATGATGTCGATGAGCTGCTCTTGATTCAACTCTCGGAGATTGCGCTCCTCGTCGAAGACTGTATTCCTCGTGCGATCATGAATGAAATAATGCGGAGCCCCATCGGCCCAACCATACAGCAAGGTTTCATGCCGCCAGTGATAATCCTGGCGCCCCATGACGAAATGATGCTTGACCCAGACCAGACATTGACGCAGCGTGAATCCTGCCGCCCGCAGCGCCAACCGAAACGCCGTCTCGGTATCGCCTGCTGGACCACAGAGGTAAAACACGCCGCCTGGCTTGAGTGGCCAGGCTTTCACTGCATCTGTGACTAGCGCCATCGTGCCTCGATCGCCCAGATCATCGTTCGTGATCGTGAGCGCCTCTTTCGTTTTGCCGACATAGTCCACGCCATACGGCGGATCGGTAAACACCATGTCTGCCTGGCCCCCCCCATGGCCAGCGCCACTTGCAGAGGATCGGTACTGTCGCCACACAACAGCCGATGCGGCCCCAATTCATAGACCTCGCCTGGCTTGCAGATCGATTCATTCGGCATAGCCGGAATGTCATCCGAGGCCGTCCTCTCGAGTTCGTCCGATTCCCACGTCACGATCTGATTGATTTCATCGTCACTGAACCCCATCAGCGAGAGATCATAATCCTGACGTTTCAGATCATCGATGGCGCCTTTGAGTGCCAGATTATCCCACGACGAGAGTTCCGCGAGTTTGTTATCCGCGAGGGTATAGGCCGTCGCGTCTCGCATAGACATATTCAGAAAGATCACTGGCACATTGAGCAATCCTGCACGTTTCGCCGCCTCCAATCGCCCATGGCCCGCGATCACTCGGTTCGTGCGTTCCTGCACTAAGATTGGATTCGTCCAGCCGAAATGCTCGATTGAGCGAATCAGCGCGTCAACATCCTGCCCATGCTGGCGCGGATTCTTGGCCCATGGTTTCAACTGCGCGATGTTGACGGCCTTTTCAAAGCGCATTCAGTCAACCCCTTCTAGCGATCTATCCCTAGCAATTAACTGCGCAGCAGGCTACCCGCTTGTAAATATAGCCAGGAAGGACCCGCGAACGTGTTCATGATCGCAATAACCTTTCCATTGACGCGAGCAGCTCTGGCTTTTCGGCTAACGCCTTACGCATGTCGAGTGATCTCGTCAGTTGTTCGACTTGTCCCTTCGCATCATGCCGCTCTTGCCGTACCGCAGTGCGCCTTCGTTCCTCTGCGCGTTTCTCAATGCAGGCAAGAATCGCTTCGAGATTCATCGGAAATCGTGATGCGCACAGGAGATCGGTCACCGCCTCATGCCAATCCGATCGCTGATAGTGCTTGAGCCTTTCATAAAAAGCCTCCATTTGCATCTGCCGTGGCTTATAGTCATAGCCATCACAGAGACGCTTGAACTCGATTTTGAATTCCTCTTGCGTCATGTCCACACGTTCGATTTCAGTTGATTATGATCTTTCAAATATCGCAGGCGGTTTCTAAAAGCGGCGGTCCAGTCCTTGATGGGCTGTCCGTTCTTTCGTTTTCCCCCGCTACTGCGCCAGTAATCTTTGAACTCTTCCAAATACTGGCTTGGATTGTCGATGCCTTCCTTCACGCTCCAGGCTTCGAGTTCAGCTGTCAGCACGAAGCTGTCCATACTGCCTAGCGCCTGTGCCTGGGTCTGCGCGCATCCGTGCGCAGACTCTGCCCCCCCCGAGACTCGAAGTTCGGGATTCGAAGTTCGGGACTCGGGACTCGGGATTCGGGACTCGGGATACGAGGGAATCTGCGTGCATCTGCGTGCATCTGCGCACATCTGCGGGCATGATTTGGTAAGTTGTTGAATTGATTGGCCTTCGTGAGGTGCTGGATATTTTGATGTCTTCGCACGCTGATAAATGTGCTGTTTGGCTGTGACGACTTCGAGAAAGACCCGAACCCCGACTTGATAGAGTGAGACGAGAGGTTGATCACCGGGAAGGGATTTCATGGCCAATTCTTCGAGGCATCCTTTGACTTTTTGCACGGTCCATCCCTTCGGGACGCGCTGAAAGCAAGTGGTGAAGACGACTGCAGGATCAGCCTCCATGCGTCCATAATCATCGACGGCGGTAATAATCCTATACCAGAGGCGTTCCGCGGCATCAGAGAGCAGTTGCAAGCTCGGACTCCTGCGATTCGATTCTTTCAGGTCACGATTGGGCATACTCCCTCTTCTATGCGAGCGGTTTTCCAAAATTATCAGTGAGCAGATTGCCCGCTGGCCCATAATCAGCGCTGCAGACGCTCTCCAATTCTTTGATTCTCCCCTGCGCCTCGGCCAGTTGGCGCTGGAGGTCTTTGACAAATTTCATCAATTCCTCCTCTGGATCCAAAGCCCCATAATCATCGGTCAACTTAATCCCTAACGCCTCAATGCCTCGCTCCAGTTCGCAATAATCGTGGGGCAGGCCGTCGAGCATCTTTTCTTTTAGCGCCAGCTTCGCCTGGAGGTCGGCACACTGCTGTTGCAACTGCGCCACAGAACATGAGGAATGAACGCGCAGGGCTTCCCTGGCCTCGGCAAGCTCTAGGCGCAAGGCGGCAACATAGGCGTCAGCTTCAGTTCTTTTATAATACCCACCTTGTTCATGAGGTGTTAAGGAGGGAATGCCGTCCGAACAATCCAACCAATAGGGTGTCATCATGGTTCCAACGCCTTAGCCCGCTGCGAGAGCCAGTCAACAAATGTTCGAGGATTCATTTTTCTAATAGCTTTTTCAGTATAGGCCTGTTGGATCGCCTCCACTTCCTTCCGGCGCTGGGCCTTGGCGAAGGCTTCGATACTAGCCTCCAACCCCTTCCATTCATCTTCGCTAATCCCAATATACGCTTCATCATTTCCAGCCCGCGTAGAATTAAACCATTCTTTTAATAACGCTTCCGCCTCGCGCCGTAGGGAGGTCATTGAGGCCATTCGTTCGGGAAGTTCTTTATGTTCTCCCATATCGTGCCATCCTTGTAGGGTACGCCATCTTCATCACCTAGTTGACATTCAATAGAACCATCATCGGCATAACGCAGAGCTGTGACGTTAATTAAACAAGTCCCTAATCCGCTCATCCATGGTGCCTCACAGGGGAGTTCGTGGATAATATCACCTGTCGGGAGCGTCCGTAGTTGCTCTGGAATAGCCTCCAGCGGTTCAGGCTCACTCATCCCCTCACCCCTTCCTGCCCTTGGGTCGATCCTTGCGTGCCAAGGCCCCACGGAGCGCACGCCAGGGAATCATGACCGAGCTAGTGCCCTGATATTCCTCCTTTATATTCCAGTATTCCTGCACGATACAGACACCGGCAGACTCTTCATACCACCACGCCCGCTTAGTCCCGCGAATCTTATGCGAGGCTGTCAGAAGATGCGTATCGCTCATCGCGTCCCCTTCCTGCCGCTGAGCGCGGCGAGCAGATCTTGACAGGCTTGCAAATAGCCATAATTATCCTGCCAGTGCTCATTATCTGACAGGGCATTGACGATCCTCCGCACCCGCGCCCGCTCCGTGGCCAGCTCGCGGCGGAGAAGGTTGACGCATTGCCCTTGCAGCCAGGACAGATCCTCTGGCTCCAGCTCAGACGTTTTGAGCACGTCGCCCACTGCCAGCTCAATCCGCTCCCGCTCCACGCGCTTCATGGCTGGGCCTTGAAAGGCGACATAGTTATTCTCCCGTCGTTCTTGAATGTGGTCCATAACGAATAGGCTGTAGCAGCCGACGATGTATCCCACAATAAATACATCGATTCGTAGTTGCACTGAAGACGTGTAGATGTCCAGGTTCAAACTTCATGGCTCCTCCTTGGGCGGCTCGATGGCGGTCGAGGACCAGGAACAACTCAAATCAGTGATTTCGCCAATGCCTTTAGCCCATAGATTGTGACCGACCTGAAGCACGTCAAGCACTCGAATGATATGCTCGCCAGATTTATAGGGGTGACTGCGCCACCAATACCACCCCGGCGTGGTCGGCTTGTCAGTCGTCCAGGTCATCGCCCCTCCTCGTGCCGCACTTCACGACCAAGGCGTTACGTGTTCTTGAAATACACGTCCGGGTCTGGCAGCTCGAAAATGTAATGTCCACCGCGCCGATGTTCCTGCCAACAGACCATCCAAAAGGTCATGTTGTCTTGCATAGCCCCTAGGATCTCCTCGTTCCCAGACCAGCCGCCAGTCGAGACATGATAGATGCGTCCCTCCTGGGTCCAGCCGAACGTCTCTTTAGGCCAGTAGTGACCAATAGATTTGACGAACTCCATGAACTCAGCGAACGAGTTACGGGAGTCGAACTCCCACGTTCTCACTCGCTCGACTTCTTCATCTTCTGGATAGTCACCCATTGCTGTACTCCACGACAAGGCGTTACGTCTCTTTCGCCCACTTCCACACTGATCCGCGCCAGTCTGCCTTTACGAGCGTAATGATATTGGCTTGCTTCAACTTATTGACTGTACGCTCCGTTGGTCGAGGCTTCACGCGCCCGATAAAGTAGTAGGCATTTATGCCGGACAGATAATATAACCGTTCACCGTCCTTTAACGCCTCAATTACACGCAACTGATAGGGGGTCCATTTCATTGCTGCCCTCACGATGAATGCGGTAAGTCCTAGACTAACGCTCCTTCCACGGCCTTGTAGTAATGGATCGCATCTCTCAAGGTTGTACAGATAAAGAAATCGTCATCGGTATGCTGAACAGGAATACTCATTTTCGGCGGTCTACCCTCTGAGCACATCTTGCCAATACGACGTTCACAGTCCTCAAGCCTAGTCAATAGATCCTTCTCGCGGACCAATGCCTCTAGTTTATCCCTCGTATTGCTCATTTCCCCCTCCGGTTACTGTACCTGCGACGAGTGCGGTAACTAGTATCCCTTGACTGGGCATGGTGCCGGTCCACCGCGAGCCCGATAGACAGCATAGATGAGATCGCTAACGCTTCCTTCGCCGTGACACGTCCAACAGGTTGTCCAGTGCGGCGAGTGCCTCTCGCATTCCACCTCAAACACACAGGTTTGATCGTGCTGGATCGTATGCCAGCCCTTCGCCCCGGAACATTGAGGACAAATCATCATCATGTACCCACTTACCGCATCTACGACAATGCGATAAGTTATGGCGCTATTCCTTCATCCCATTCATAGGTATTTGGCCCATCTTCTCCATCCTTCATGTCCTCAACCCATTGCCCATACTGGTCGCCTTTAATGATTCTCACAATCTGATCGATAACCCACTGCTTGTGGTGTCCCCCGTCGGTTCCACCATACTTCTCGATGAGTCCAATGACATTCTCTAGTTTCATCTGATCGCTATCCATCTCTCAGCCCCCCTCTTACCGCACCTACGACCCAACTGCGGTAACTATTTCGGTGACTTCTTTTTAGGATTTGATTCATCAAGTCTTAAAGGTCCAAGGTGTTGGTTGAGCACCTCCAGCACCTTTACGGCTTCTGCCAATGTTCTAGGAAGTACTGTAATACGCAGCTTCATTGGCTTTTCCTCTCTGTTATCGTATTTACGACCAAATGTATTAAGTTCACCGCTGCATCCTTTTCCATTGTCCATATCGTAGGTTCAAATTAGCGATAAACTCAGGCTGGACATTCAGCGATCCAGCAATCCGTTGTACCTCGCTCAAGAGCATGCTTTTCTGCCCATTCACGAGATCCATCCACCGCTTCTCGTCCATTCCAATGAGTCTCAAATAAGCGGTGATTGACACCCCTCGCGCCTCTAGTTCCTCGGCTACAAAATGCGCAGCGGGCCAATTCTCAACAGGATACACTTTCTCAGTCATAACCCTCCAATTAGCGCATTAACGACTGATGCGGTAACTCGCTCATGGTCGTATCCATGCACAAAACTTCAGAAAAGTCACTGCATCGATCATGCGCCCCTGAAGGAAACGACAAATGGCGGCTGGTGATACCTCACACAACAGCGACATTTGCCGATACGACAACTTCTCTACATCCATTTTCCCTTTCACCAATCTTCTCGTGAACTCAATAACACTGCTCGCTTCTTTATCTGTCACGTTCATCCCCCCTAGTTAATGCGTTAAGTTTGCTTGGCAAACGTGATGCTCAATTCAACCTTACATAGACAACCATAAACATTAGCTAGCGCGACCATGGTGTTCGTTCCTGGTATAGGTGTCGGCTCACCAATTATGAACACACCGGGTGTCACTTCGGTGCCGTCAAGTTTACTTAAATGAATAACGTTCATTACCGCCCCTCAGTAAAATGCGTTAAGTCGGCTCGCTGGCGCGGGCGCGACACTTATTTGCCAGCCAACATTCTCCGGGCTGCTCCCACTCATCCTCAATAAGTTTCGCCGCCTCCAGCCACACCCGCCGCTCACAGTCGGCGAGGGATTTCGCAAGGAACATATCAATGTCGTTCATCATTACGTTCTTCTGTCGAAGCATTTGGTCAATCGTGTTGACCAGCGCCCGCGCCGCCTCGATCTGCTGGGGGGTGGGGGTCATAGAAATAATTCCTCGCTGGCCCGAATCTCTCGGCTCCCTTCGATGAGTTGGAGCGCCCGCAGTTTGCTGAGATAGGTGGAAAACGTGCCGGTCGTCGGCGAGAGATTCGCCTCTACGCCGAGGCGTTCTTTTGTCATGGTACTGGGGTAGACCTTTGACAGGACGTGCAGCATGCGGCCGGCGCCACTCTCCCCCAATTCTGAGAGCCAATACAATAAGAGGTCTTTACCTGCCGGTAGTGGCGCATAGTCGCCGAGCGCGGCAAGGCCCTTCTCCGTAATGACCAGGACGCCAGCCTGCTCCGCCATCCAGCCATTACTCTTGGCCTTGGAGAGATAGGTCGAAAACGTCCCCGTTTGTGAGGAGAGTCCAGCCCGGACGCCGAGTTGCCGTTTCGTCAGTCCGACAGATCTCTGCGCGAGCGCAACGAGCATGCGTCGAAGACCGCTCTTGCCGATCTCGGCGTCTGAGATAGACTCCTGCCTATGAATATGCATCGGTGCCTGGATCATCCTGGTATCCCGGTGAGACGTCACGGCCACAACCGACCGCTCTTGCGAGACTGACTTGATCGCCTTCAGTAGCGACTCCGCCACCTGATTCAGATTGCTCCAAAAGATGGACATCGCGCTGCCATGCCGTTCCGCTTCGCGCATCAGTTTGGTGCAAAAGGTCTCCAATTGTGCGAGCTGCTTGCCTTTGAGTACCGGGACTTCCTTGACCTTGGATGGTGGAATCGCAGCAACGGGCGTCCGTTGCAGTTCCGCTTTTAGCTTCGCAATCTCCTGCTTGAGCAGGCGCGGATCGTCGGCTTTGGCCTTCTCGATGGTCGACACCATGCGAGCTTCGATATCTTTCACATCGAGTGGTGCCGGATCTCTGCGAATGGTTTTCGCGCCCATCTTCGGTGTCGCGCTCGCATCGAAGGTTGTCTTTTTGGCGATGGTGATTTTCTCGAACTTATGTAGCCATTGCGGAGACCAGAGATAGCAAGTGCCTACCGCGAGGCCTGGCAGCTCATTGACCAGATTGACATCCCCGCCTTCATAGGTGAGCCAATCCTTCAGGGCCTTGCGTTCAGGGACCCCGTTCAATTGAAAGGCCATGATGCATTCGGCTTGTGTCAAGACTTCCTTATTCACCGACTGGGGACGCTGGGTGAGCATGGAGATACCGATACCGTAATTTCTCCCGAGCCGAATGATCTCCTCATAGACATGCACCATGCGCGTATCGTCTTTGCCGACGAACTGTGGCACGATCAACTGGCATTCCTCAATGATGAGATGGAGGGGAGACGGTTGCGATTCGCCTTTTTTCCGCTGCCAGAGGCGCGTCCCGAAGTCGGCGGCAAAGCGTTTCCGTTCAGAAAAATTGAATTGGCTCACGTCGAGAATGACGCTCCGTTGGCTGTCAATGACCACATCGGCCACGACCTCACCGGCCGTCGCGAGTAATGGCAGATCCTGCCTGAGTCCCCCAAAGACCGGGATTTCATAGCCCGTGGGTTTGCCATCAGAAGAGAGACGCAAGCCGTACCAATTTCCTACCGTATCTAGAATCACAACCTGGACATCGTGGTCCATTAGCTCCTCAACGAGTTTGCCTGCACCATAGGTCTTCCCAGAACCCTTGCGCCCGATCCAGGCGAAGGTCTGCGTACAGGCATCGATGGGGACAGAGAGATCAGTAGACAGATGCAGTTTGCTCATGGCTCCCATTTCCAGACGGCGATGAGTCGTGCATGATTGCTCGGCAGTGCCGACTTCTGATAGCGGATGATCGTCCAGCCCTTGCCTTTCATTACTGACCCCCAACTATTCGGATGCTTCGGCTGCCAGCCCATACGATCGGCATGCACACGCAGATTGTCGATCGAGACGAATCCCGATTCTTGGCTGATCCGTTTCGCAATCCCGCGCATCGTGACGATGAAGGCGCGATCAGTCTGCTCAATGGCATCCCGGCCTTCTCGTTTCAAGGCATCGGCGGTGCAGGCGTCGGTTAAGGTGAGTTGCGTCATAGTGGAATATATCGAGGCTCAACCTTCGGCTGTCTCTCTTGCCGCTCGCGTGGCGGCTCCTCTCGTTGACTAGCGACAATCCCAGCATCCTTGTCATCGGCCCGATAGACGCGCACATTATGGAATATCCATTCGGATTTCTTCTTGAGATCGAACCGCACACAGAGCTTGCAACCGAACTCCTGCCGCGCCCTCATCGAATCCGGCGTGTTAATTACTTGCTTGAGATGGTCGCAGACGACGAGATAAGTCATGACTCCTCCTTAATCGTCTCTGTATGGCATCGGAGCCGGTTGCTTACGACTCGGTGCCGCTTCACGTTCATGCTTCATCAGTAACCCATCGACGGCGGTGATCGCCCGACGAATCGCCTTCGAATGCGCCGGCCCATTGCGATGGCGCTTCACGAGTTGATAGATCTCCGATTGAATCGGGCGCGGGACATGCTTCCAATGCCCATGGCAGAGGCCGAGTCCCGTGGCAGGCCAGGGACAGCCGAGAATGGGGCATGTCACGGCTTCCCATTCTTTGAGGCGTAATGCTTCATCTCATCCACCGTCAGCGCCCGCTTCTCGAACAGCTCGCCGGTATCTGATCGCCGAGTTTCCATTTCATTCGTTATGAGATTCACCATCTGCTCGCAGGCCACTGGCCGCATGACGAAGCCGTTGCCGAGATCGTGCGACAGTTCTCGAATCGCCACCTGGCGGGACTTCACATTGGCCTTATGCTGGTCCTTCAGCATGGTGAAGTTGTCCTCCAGGCGTTCGAGGTCATTGATGGTCCGAACGAGTGAATCGTTCTTCTCATTCTTTTCCTGGTTCGTCAGTTTGACCGGCAAGTGGCGCGTGACGGTGAGAGATTTCGAGTCGCTCATGCAGTTTCTCCCATTGCCCATTCCCCGGTGATCGTCATCGCCATCACGCGAGGCGGCTTCTTTGATTTCGGCGTGAACCCCCAGACTTCGAAGCGATTGCCCGTACTGACCCATTGGAGCGCCACCGCATGCGATTTATTCATGCGACTTGACACATTGGTAATCCCAGTCACTTGCAGGGCAATCAGCGGGTAGCCGTGCTGCATGCAAATCGCGTCAATGCAGCCGAAGAGATCGACCCGGCGATTCACAAAGCCGTTCCAATATTCCACTTTGCCTACGGTATAGCCGCGCTCCACGAAGGCCTTCTTCGCTTTCTCGTAGGGGCTGCTCATGATTTAATCCGCAATTTTCCTACTCGGCCATTCTTCCATCGCGCCAGCGATCCGACAGGCCTCTGAGAGCTTGGTATCTTCAAGGTGGACGTCTGGCTCAAGGAAATAGTAGGAGCGTACCGCCTTGACGGCCTGCTCCGCGGTGAGGCCCGCCTTCACATGCTCGCGGACCTTCTGCTGGACGCGGACCCAGAAGTCGATCACGAGCGGCGCGGTAATGTCCTGCGAGCGAAGGCTGAAAGTTTGCTCGCCGCTCGCCCGCGCTTTCTCGAAACAGGAAAGGTCGGTGTCAACTGACATGGAAGCCTCCTTCATTGTTGGTTAGACGGTTGCCGGTTTGTAATCGAGCGAGCGCAATTGCTTCTGATATTCCTGGAAGCAATCTTGCCGAATATAATCAGGGATAGCATTATAGGTGTCGGTGATAGCCTGCTTGGTGCGCTCGCAGGTATAGAGTTTGGCCTTGTATGGTTCTGAGGGATCTTGAGCGATGTTCAATTGTTCTTGAGAGGCCGTCTCGCCTTCGCTCATTTTCTGCTGGCCATTCGTGGTTTGTGCTGGCGCGGTGAAATGTTTCGATCGTCCACCTGCCGACCACTCAGCCAAGAGCTTGCCAAGCGCTTCATCAATCGGCTTGCCTTTAGGAACTAGCGTATCGAACGGCTCGCGCATATCGGACAATTCCAGTTCCGGGACGCCCTTCGAATGCGGGACGAACATGAGAGTAAAGATCGTTTCAAAGGCAATGCGCTCGCCGACGATGGGCTGCCAACCCAGATCAATGATCGGCTTCCCTGTCACAATCTTGATCTTCTCTTTCGCTCTCATACAGAGGATCACTGGGCATTTCATCTCCAGCATGGTATAGATCAATTGATTCTCTGAGGCCTTCGGTTTAACCCAGGCAACGAACGTCGATTTTTCCCGTTGTTTGTAATCATTGCCTGCGATCTTATCGAGGATTTCCTCATGCCATTCGAGGATGCCGCCTGGCCCGTCATGGCAATGCGAGATGCTATCGATGATGATCACCGCAGGATTCGCGGCCTTCGCTGCTTCGAGTGCTTCAGTATATTTGTCCGGTCGATAAGGGGCGGTTAGTTCACAAGCGACATATTCGAACTTATCCGCATATTGGTGTCCGCGTGGCCCCTCGGCATTGATCATCGCAATAATGCCGCCGTTCGCCATGCCGGTGGCCAATCGCAAAGCGCTCATGGTCTTGCCTGACTTCGTGGGACCCGCGAGGCCAATGATCAGCGGGGTATTGGTTCGAACGGCGGGACGAAATTGATAACTCATGCTTTCATCTCCTCTTCGGTATAGGCCCATGCTGGCGGTTCTACCCAAGCCACACGCGATGAATAGCTCGGCCAGGTATTTGTTAAGGTGCAATCGCCCCAGAGCCGCATGGCTCTTGCTAGCTTATGTTCGGCCATTTCGAGGAATGCGGGCGAGAGTCCGACGAACGACATCGCATATGGCGGCTCCTGCTCCTGCACCATAAAGACGAATTGCGGATCTCTCGCGTTGAATAGTTTCCTGAGTCCTCGCAATCCAATGACAGCTTGAAGGTCGCAACCATTCGACAGCAGTGGCCCTCGCATCCAGGCATTGGGCTCCGCACTCCCCGCCGTGGTTTTATAGTCGCAGATCAAGCGCCGGTCGTTGGTGAGCCAGTCCGGGCGCGATCGCATCCAGATCTCGCCTTCTTTCCAGACCATCGTTTGCTCAGCCTGGCCCGCGTCTTTCGTAAAGGCTGAACCCAGTTCGCTGTTCGCGATCGCCGACTTCGCCGCATTCACAATTTCATGAATCTGTCCCATCTTGCCCGCGAGCACAGGCACCAGCCCTGCCGCTCGCGCACTGTCCCGCGTCTCCTGTGCTACTTTGGTTCGATAGTCGTCGGCTTCGATGATCACCAAACGGCTCTCGTCCCCCTCAAGCAGAATCCCGTGACAGATCGTGCCCAGATCCATCTTGTTCGATTCCTCACGCGCTCCACCAGGATTGAGGCGCGGGTGATAGATAAACGAATGGATCGGCGATTCGGTAATGAGTTTGTGCGCCACGCTCGCCGACAGCGACGGCTCTGGACATGGGTCCGCGATGTAGTCAGTAAGGGGCATGGAATAGAGGCCCGGATTCTCAACCATGAACCTTCGGCTCCTTTCGGAAGAACACAATGTTTTCTATTTCCGATTCGATCTCATCTTGGATGTGCTGTGAGAGTTTCGCGATTTCCTCATCGGTCAAGTCATGCTCCAGCGCGAAAAGTTTGGCCAATCGCCAGACATTCACGTCATAGGGCATCGTCAACCTTCTGACCCAAGTCGAACACCAGCACATTCCCTTCCCGATGAATCGCCGCCAGTTCCCTGTCACCGTCCTCGCAGCGAATCACTACCTTCTCCGGCGCCGGCTTGCCCATTGACAGGTCGAGCAGCCCGATACCGTTCTGCCAAAATTGCCTGTGAAGCTCGGCATAGGTGAGATATTTGACGGCGAGTGAATTCATGAAGTCCTCCTGATAAACTCTTCATCATCCTCACCGGACTCACCGACGCTTGGATCAATTAGGGAATACGGAATTATTGCTGATATGACATCACCTAGCACCGCATCTCCCATAAACAAAAGGCGCTGCACAATAAAGTTCTGCGCGACCTGACGAGAAATGCGGAGTGTGGTTTCTGCGCTCACGGCATCCTCCCCGCCAGCGCCTTCGGCACCGGCACGATGCGCGGATCTTTATCGCCGATCTCTTGCGCCGTGCGATCGATGAGAAGGCCCTTATTGAGGCGCTTGAGAAACTGACCGGCTAGCCGGCCTGATGATGCCTTATAGCGAGCCTTGCGGCTGATTTTCGGGAATCCCATACTTAAAATCCGCCCATAATGAGGATGACGATCCAGAAAATGATCAGGAGCAATGTGGCTCCAAAACAGATGTCTAAAATATCGCGCCCTGGTCGAGGCTTTACATAAACATTCTGGCGATAGAGTTGGACGGTCATCGGCTCTCGCGTCACGACAGCACCCACCAGGCCAAGCCGGTCCACATGGCACTGCCTACAGCAATCCAAAACAGGAGCCAGCCCAGCGGCAATTCAGAGGCCGACTTCTCGCCCATTTCCATTTCATAGGACTTGATCGGACGCACGAGCAATAAGGGCTGCTTGGTGTGGCTGGTCATGAGGCCCTCCCGGTTCGGTCGTGAGTTAGGCGGCTTGCGTTTTCCCGTTTTGCTTTTCTTCTTGCATCGCACGGTCAATAAGTAATCGCAGGACAATGGCCTTGTTGCCGTGTCCATCTCGATTGGCTCGGCGCTGCAACCAGGCTTCCTGTCTGCATTTGAAGCGGTAGGTTTTCGGGTTCGACAGATTCATTGTAACCCTCCATAGTCTTAACGTGGGCACACTGTAGCCCTAAGTAGCCTACTTGTCAAGTAGGCCGCAAAATATATTTTTAGCGAGGTGTTCTACGTAATACTTAAGAGGCATGGAAGAGGCTTGACGTGGTAGGCCGGAGTAGTTAGACTGTAGCCTAATGTAGCCTACTTCTAGGAAAGGAGGTGAGATATGATGCCATCGACGCGATTAGTACCCGTGCGCAGCTATATGGAGCCGACGCTCTATGAACGTATGGAGCAGGCGCGAGCCAGCCTGCGCCGCACGAGCCGAAGCCGATTCGTGGAGGATGCCGTGCTAGAGAAGGTGGAACGCATGGAAGGAATGACAAGCCCTATTCAGCTTGGCCCAAGCAAGCGACGACGCACCGCTGGATAGGGGAGATTTTGGGGGCCTGACGGTTCGGTCGGTAAACAGTCTGAGTCAGAACAAACAGGACGCAGGTAGTTTACGTAGGCGCAACGATGACAGGCATACAGATTACGCATGACTCTGTAACCCTCGCGAGGGGTAGCCAAGCCACAGCCGAATCACTTAGCCTCCTTCCTGATTCGGAGGCTGACATGGAGGCGTTCATTCCGCTCTATCTCAGGAATCATGTGGCGCAATTGTCCATTGGCCGCGAAATGGCCGGGACGATCCGCCGATATTTCGGCCCCTTGATGGCCAGCCGACTCGATCAGCTCACCCCGATTCAAATCGAAGAATGGTTCCATCAGATCGGTCAGACCTCACCAAGCATGGGGAATAAGTGCCTCTCCATCCTGCGGACGATGTTTGGCAAAGCTCACGACTGGCGCATCTATATTGGCGAGAACCCGGCAGCGCGCATCAAGAAATATCGGGAGCACTCCCGGAAACGCTTCGTCCAGCCGCATGAAATGCCGAAGTTGATGGACGCGATTCGTGAACAGGATGAGCCGACTCAATGCTATTTCCTCCTCTGCCTGTTAGTGGGCTGTCGGCGGACTGAAGGTTTGACGATGCGCTGGTGCGATCTCGACATTGACGGGGGACTCTGGCATAAACCCCATACCAAGACGGATCGCGCTCAAACGGTGCCCATTCCATTCATCCTCATGCAACGGCTTAATGGCTTACCACGCACGAATGCCTTTGTCTTTGCGACCGAACGCGGGCATTGGTCCACCTCATTAGCCTTTGAGCGATGGGATCTGATCCGTTCGCTAGCAGGGATGCCCGATCTCACAATTCACGATTTGCGACGGACGTGCGCGAGCTGGCTGGCTTGTCATGGGGAAAATCTGGCGATCATCGGGAACGTGCTCAACCATAGTGGGCTCCAGCATACGGCGATCTATGCGCGATTAAATGTGTCGCCCGTCAGTCGAGCCTTGGAACTGAACAGTAGGCGAATGTTAGGATTGCCGCCCAATAAGGATTAACCGAGGAGGGCATCATGAAATGGAGTCTCGCCGTGGCCATGCTGCTACTGAGCGCCTGTGCCACCATCCCCACACCTGAACAGATATCCCATGCTGAGTATGGGCAGCTCAGTCCAGCCTATAAAGAGCACATTCAGGCGCATATGTTCCCGCTTTTCTATGATCCTGAATCAGCACGCTACCGTTATCTCGGTGAACCCACCAGGGGCTACGCTTATATCAACGGTGACTTCCAGGCTCCTCAATTCGGCTATCTCGTCAATGTGAGGATCAATGCGAAGAATCGCATGGGCGGCTATGCCGGCGAAAAACCCTTTACATTCCTTGTCAGAAATGAGTCGGTCTGGCGGCTGGGGGATTGGACGACGCGAGAGATTGTGAAGCGACCCCCTCTTCCGTAGGGTTGCAAATTGATTGACAGACTCCGACGATGGCAGTCCATGCATGGAGGGAGGTGGAACGATGAAAGCGCTTGGAGTCTTCGTGCTCTTCGTCTGGCTGAGTCTACCGGCATTTGCGCTCGCTACGCCGGTCAGTCTAGAGTTTATCGGCAGCTTTGGCGGCAGTGGGATTGCGTCAGGGTCCTTTACTTATGACAATGCGGAAGGCCCCACCGCCTTGAATGTGCGCGGGCTGGCCAATAATGCCATCTATGCCTTGACTGCATGGGATTTCACCGTGACGGCAACCGAGTTCGTCCTGCCCTCCACGACCTTTGCGAGTGGGCTGGCTGGCAATACCGCTGAGTTCTGCTTGGGGAATTGCGTGTTTTCTGCTGGTGATACTACGAATCTCATTTTCAAGAACGATCAGAATTTGCTGATGCAGATCACGTTTCAGATGACTGATCCGACACCACTTGTCACCCCGCCCGCTGATATCAGTGAATGGGGCACCCTGCGAGAGGCCGTCTATCGCGTGCCCTGCCCGATCTGTGTGCCAGTGACGATCTTTACCAGTGGAGCATTGAGTGGATCGGTGAGCCAGCCGAGCGCGAATGTGCCGGAGACCAGTTCACTCGCCTTAGTGGCTGTCGGTCTTGGAGTGATGATCGCGGTACGACGACGGCTAGCTCGCTAGGCAGGCACCCTCGCAAACCAGTTCGCCCATTCCTTCAGATCCTGATCCTGATCAATGCGTCTGGCCGCTGCCTCGGCTTCCTGTTCAGCTCGGTGCCTCAGAATCACGGCATCGACGCGGTCGCCACAGTTGACGCAGCGCCAACACCACTTCCCATATTTATTCAAGCGCTCGGAGCAGATGAAGCCGTCACAACGCAGGCAGACCATTTATTTCTTTTCCTGACAGGCCTTGAGCTGTTGGCGGAGATTCCCGACATCTTCAATCGCGTCGAAATACTGGCCCATATAACTCCGCATTTCCTTCTCGGCCCGATCGCAATTGCACGGTTCAGGCTTCGCTTGAAAGACGCCGCAGCTCGTCAGTAAGACGCTTGAGATCATCCCAGCGATTATCCAATAGCGCACGGCGACACTCCTCCTTTTTGGCGGCCAAGGCTCGCCGCTTCTTGATCTCCAAATAGCCCGCTTCATCGGTGAACCAACTGAAGACCGTATCGACGAGCTTGGCGACTAGGCCGACGTCGCCCGGCATTATTGCACCGTCGTCGGTGTCGCCGGAATCAACACGGGTTCAGGCGGAATCGCATTCGGGTCCACTTTGCTTTTAATCAACAGATAATCGACCGCCTTCACTACATTGTTCACGCGGTTCGCATCGGCCGCTGAGACAATGCCGCCAGCGACGGCGAGTGTTTCAAGTGTTCCGCAGATCGCTTGCACGGTCGGCACGAAATAGCCTACGATCGAACAGATCACATAGCCTGCCGCAAACGCGCTGGTTTTCCAATTCACCGTGGATGCAAAGGCTGACCAATCCATCATATCCTCCTTGGTTAACGACTACCGATCTTCCTGAATTTCAAGCCGCCCTTTGAGATGGGCGATATCCTCGGCGTGGCAAACTGCAAGACGCTCCATCTCTTCGATGCGTTTGAAAATAGACCGCAGCACGAAATAGACCGCCGCCAGCAGAACCGAATTAACCGGGCTAAGATTAAGATGGTCAAGCAGAGTGATAAGATCCCCCACATAGAACCCCCTTCCCTACGGCTTCCCGATCCGTTCGAGAATCTGCACGAGAGCCAGCACGAGCCCCACGATACCGAGCACCGTGCCCCAGAGCGTCGATTTCGTCACGAAGTTCCGATCCTTATCCGTCATCGCCTGCCGCCATTCGTTCGCGCTGGCCTGCCATTTATCGGTCTGATGTTTATTCTCGTCCCGTGCTTCCTTCACAGCGCTCAGCGCCGCTTGTAAGGCCTTCTCACTGTCGACTGAGCGTTGTTCATAGCGCCGATCTCGCTCGTCCATGAGCGCCTTGAGCGTAGCTGGCGTCCAAATACTTAGAGGCGTCTCCTCCATCACACCTCAACCGGCAAGAGGCTGGCCCTCACGGCCCAATGCCACCGCCGCAGATAGCCCTCACGAGTCCGAAAATCCACCGTGTCAGAGCATTCTCGAATCCATCGAATCACGCGCAGGCCATCGGCAGTCGGATTCCCTTCCGCATCTTCCATCCATTGCGGATCAACGGCATTGCCATCTAAATGCGGCGAGCGCACCAGGCCAGGCTGTCGGACCATGCACTCGTAGAACACCGCCGTGACGCCATCGACGGTATGGATCGACGGAGCCATGGAGAGGGCCTGTAAGAGCGTCGACGCCCCCAGATAATTCTTCGTGAGATACCGCAGCGGATCATCGAGGTGATTCGTCGCCATGGCCCGCGCTTGCTCCAGCACCGTGCGCCGGCCGCTGTTCCAGTGGATCAATCCCGGAAAGGCGAGTTCCAATTCTCGCGCCCGCATTTCCATAATAGGAGCCAGGCGCATCTGGGCAATGGTGAGGCTCACCAACGCACCTCCACCAGACCAGCCGGGCCATTCGGTTGCACGTGCAAGGTAAAGAAGTTCCCATCTTGCCCGCCCCCCGTCGAGCCTCCTCCCACGACAACGGCATCACCACTGCCGCCACCATTACTGCCTGCCGCGCCGTTGCCAGTATCCTTGTTAGCATGAATTCCACCGTTGCCTGAATCGCCTTGGCATTTAATGACGCCTGTTAAAGAGACCACACTATTGGTCCCCGCTGCGCCATCTGTCGGCACGTCAAAATAAAACGCTGAGCCATTTGATCGCCCATTTGTGCCTCCCGTCCCGCCAGCCCCCACCGTAATATCGAAGACCTGCGCGGGCGTCACGGCTAAAATCGTGACCGCTTTCCCGCCATTCCCACCAGTCCCGCCACTAAAATGAAACCCGCTTCCAATATCAAGATTCCCGCCCGGACCACCACCGGGACCATAGGCCGTGAATTGCACGGCCGTGATGCCGCCTGGCACCGTGAAGGTAAATCCTGTGCCTGCCGTGCTATAGACTTGCACGTTCGGAAACACTTCCGCCGAAATTGAGACCGTCGACTTTCCGGCTCCCACAATCTTCAGGAGCGATTGCAAGGCCTGCTGTTGAAAACTGGACGCCCAGAATTCGATATCGAAGAGGAATTGCCCCGCCACATCGCGCCAGGTCTTGCGCATGGCCACAAAGGTGCCGGAGAGCGTGAAGCCAGGCAGGCTCAGTGTCGCGAGCTGCCCAATGCGAGGCGCCGGATCACGCATCGTCACCGTGACGCGCCGGGCATTCCTCGCATAGGTCCGCAGGTCCACATAGCCCACCGCCTGGCCGAGAATAGACAATTCACCGGACACGCTCGACGTGGGATGCTTCACCTCTTCATAGGCCTCATAGATCCCGCTCCCACCTTCATCCGCAATCCGCAAGGCCTGCTGCGCCAGATCATCACGAGTCTCCGTCACGGTCGTCGTCCCATCCAAGCCAGTGACTTTGACGATCTGCCGGTTGCGGTAGTTATCGAGATCGCCCATGTGGCTGATCTTCTCGCAGCGCGCATTCGTCACCTGGACATCCGACACGTCTAGCGTCGTCGGCCTGAACTGAATCCGTTTATACGGATCGATATACGCCAGCCCGCCTCCCGCCGAACCTACATCGCGAATGAAATCACCGACGCGCACATGGTCGGCCTCCACGAGAATGAGATTGGGCCCCTCATCAATCATGCCCGCCGTGACACCATCGAGATCGAGCCCACTCGCCGTGATCGCATCGCGCAGAATGAATCCAGCCGTTTGATTGTTATAGGTCGCCGTGATGAGATGCCTGGCTAACAAGGCGTCCCAGCCATCGGCTTCAATCGCGTAGATAAAGACCGTTTCCGATTGATCCGTGTCAATCGTCATTGTTCGAATAATGCCCGCAAAGATTACCTCCCCGCGCCAGATCACCGAGAAGGTTTTCCCCTCGCGAACACTCGTGTCTGGATTGACGATGGAACATCTCGCTCGCGTAATCCCATCGCCGCCCTCCTCAATGCTCAAGGAATCGAAGAGCACTTCGCCCTCGGTCGAGGCGCCGATCTGCACCCAGTAGTCCAGGGCGGGATATGGGAGGACGAGTGCGCCGCCAATGGGCTCATCGCCGATCGCTGGTGTACCAACCATCTATGCCTTTTAGTCAAGCGTAACGTTCAACGCTGGACATAATGTTGACGTACTCAACCCAAATAAGGCCCCTGCCGTGGTTGTGAGGCTCGTAAGTGCGCCCTGCCCACTCGTCGTCAGGATATAGCCTTCTAAAAGGTCATAGGCCACACCCGCAAACGTCGGTTGCGTGGACGCCATAGCCGTCCGAATGGCTGCCCAGAGAAATGTCCCCGCTGGCACCGCCAATGCGAAGGTTGTCGTATTCCGCCGCATGTTCGCCGCCGCCGTGAGACTATCTACGGTTCCTGTCGCTATGAGTTTTGTTAGGGTCTGCCCGGACTTATTCGGCGCAAGCGGAGTGGAAAACAAGCCCACCTCTGCGGTCTGCGCCCCTGTCCCTGATGTCGTCATATAGCATTCTACAAACGCGACAGTGAGTGGTCGCGAAGTCTTCCCGACATAGACGAAATAGGCTACGCCGCTCCCTGTCTGTTGCACTCCGGTAAAGGTCAATCGTGATCTCAGGACGCGATCCTCTGGGTCGAAATAGCCTACTGCCGGCGCAGCGCAATACACGGTCTTGATGCCCGCGCTCAATGTTAAGACCGATCCTCCTGCGCTCGACTCTAGAATAATGTCTCGTGAGAGCACATCTGGCGTCCCGCTCGTTATGGTGCCTTGCCCCATTTCCCAAGCGGTTCCGTCGATGATTGTGTAGTAGCACTTCCCGCCCGTGCCAAATGCACTCACGAAGGTCCGAAATCCTGACACGGCTCCATCAAGACTGAGCGAGCCGGTGCCGGTCGTCGTTGAGGTTTCTTCGACTCGTGCTCGTAGCAATAAACTCATTATGCAGGAACTCCTGCAGATCGCCACGCCTCGCCCGTATGCCTGGCCGTCGCCTTCGCGATCTGTCGGCCATCGAGATAGACATGGGTATGAATGATCTGACCGTCGCCGCCGCCGAACGCCTCACGCATGAAGCCCGCGCCGCGTCCATTCAGCGGGATGATCGCTTCCGGTCCATGCAACATCGCGGGCGTGCCGCTGCCAAAGTCTCCAATGCCGCCCTCCTTAAAGCCGAGGTTGCCGGTTGCGGCAAGGGCCACTGCAATCAATGCCACTCCAGCCAAGACCGCGCCAGCGAGCGGTGCGCCAAAACCTGTAAAGCCGAGGGCCTCACCAATGGCCGTCAGCACACCCATGATGAATTCACCCACCGCCGTCACCACTACCACCATATTCGCCATCATGGCGGTAAAGGCGGCGCTTGTGGCGGCGAAGAATCCAGAGATCGCAGTGGTTGCGCCAGCCCACACAGCCGTGGTCGTAGCAGCGGCAGCTTCCGATGACGCGACTTTCAAGGCGTCCTGTGCCAGTGATTGAACAACGAGATTCAGCCCCCCCTGGATGATCGCCACTTGCGTCTGCTTCCATGCGGCTTGCATGAAATCTCCCCCGTTCACGATGGCATTCGCCAGGCCACTGGTCCATGTCGTAATAATCGTGGAGACGGAGAAGGCATTGCTGGCTACAATATCTTGTAACTGCTTCGTCCAGAAAGTTTTGACTTGGAGACCCGATTGAATCCTCGTCGTATCGGCCTGAATCGTCTGTGCGCTAATATCGGCAATCATCTTCGATTCTTTCGTCGCCGCTTCTTCTCGAAATTTCGCCAATTCGGCCTGTCCCTTGTCGTCTTCGGTGAATAAGGCTTCTTTCGCCTTAATGAATCGCCGATAGTTTTCGAGTTGCCTCTTGAGGCTGGTATCTGTGAAGACATCCATTTGTGCCAGTGCGGCTTGACGAGCCAGCCCTGCCTCCTGCTCCGTCTTAATCCCGAAGGCTTGCTCTTGATCAATGATCGCCATGCGATGGGCAAGTCCTGTCCGCGCCATCATCTCTTGCTCTTGAAAGAGGCCCTCGCTCCGCTTGAGCTGCGCATCAATGAAGGCCTGCTGCCGTGACGATTCTTTTTGAGTATCGATCATGGTGGGCAGTTGCGCCCTGACATCGTTTGCGGCAGGGGTGCGTGTCAG